GCCGACCTCGTCGACCCCAGCCGCTGACAGGTCAGCCCAGGGCGCTGCTCTGGCAGATCAATTTAACGGTAATACTATCGTAGGTTTTGAGCTATCCTCTGATAATCAAAAAAATCAAAAGATGGTTTTGGATACCATCGGATGCTCTCATACGGCAGATGTTGCAAGGCAATCATCTTTTAGCTTTGGCGCTGTCCAGCCTTTCAGCTTTGGGCAAACTGTTTTAACCTTAATATTTAACGGCTATACGGTCTACACTCAAAAGGTTAATAGCTATAATTTTAAGGTAGATCTCGGATACAATACCGAGAACTTTAAGCTCGGATCCAGAAATATTGATCAGCCTAACTTTAAGCAGATCGTTACCGCTCAATTAAAACTTAATTGCGATGCCGATGCTACGCTCCAGGAATTTGCCAGAAATCAAACATCTTTCTCCGCACTGTTAACCACTACTCATGCGGTTAAGGCCGGAGCAGTATCCGGATATTATGGTTTTGCCCTGGAATTACCGAAATTACTATTAAAGCCTGATACCGAGATCAAGAATAGCAACGAGCGCTTAACTATGGATCTTGAGGGAACTATTTACGGCGGAACCACTACCGGCAGCGGAGCCAATGTTGTACCGTTTGAGGTAAGGGTAACTGATGCAACATCCACTTATGCTTAAGGGGATGTATGAAATTAACATCGGTTAAATTTGGTAAGAGGCAATTTAAGCTTAAAACCTTAACCCCTTTAGATTTTATTGAGGATTCCTACATCCCTTTTACCCTCTTTACCCTAAAGGAAAATACCACTGTCTACCAGGAAACTTTCAAGATAAAGACAAAGGAAGAGCAATTAGCCTCCCTGAAACACTCCAGAGATATTATTACTCAGGTATTGGATAAAGGGGTAGTATCTCCGAGGATAAAAGCCAGAGTTATGGTTGATAAAGATTTCAACCTGGCCTTTTTCTTATATTCCGCACTGATCCAGATCTCAACCCCGAACCTTAAAAAGATTTACTCATTAAAAAGAGAGTTTATCCTTGCAACGGATGAATTATGCAAAAGATACGGACAAAGACCGGCACAGATCCTTTTACCGGATGGATCCCTTTTAGAAAAGCTCTTAATTGATACGTTTATCTTAACTATTGGCCTGGAGCAAGATCTGATCAATGCTCGGAGGCTAAAAAATGGCTGATAAAAAAGAAACCGTCCGCATTGAGTATCTATTGGATGATAAGGCAAGCTCAGGGCTAGGGGTTTTGGCCGGCAAGGTACTTGGAGTAGTCGGAGGGATAACCGCACTCATCGCCGGCATAAAAGGCTCTCTTGAGGCTTATAGCGAGCAAGAGGATGCAATAGCCTCATTAAATCAAGCCTTACTTAACAATAACGACTACACAATAGCCAATACGATGGCGCTCCAGGATCAGGCCGGAGCATTGCAAAAAACAACGGCCTTTGCGGATGAGCAGATCATGGCAGCTCAAGCTCAATTAGCAATGTATGGCCTAAGTACTCAGCAGATCCAGAAAGTAACCGAGGCTACCCTTGATTTTGCTCAGGCTCAAGGGATCAGCGCTGCAGATAGCGCAAGTTTAATAGGTAAGGCTATAGGAACCTCTACCAATGCGCTCGGACGATACGGTATTGAAGTAGCCGGAGCGGTTGGATCAACTGATAGGCTCAATAGCGCAATCGTTGGCTTAAGCGCAAAATTTGGAGGCCAGGCTGCAGCTTATGCAGCAACATACTCCGGATCTATTGCTCAAATGAAAAACGCAATGGGAGAACTCGGAGAGGTTTTAGGCGGTATGCTGGCTCCAGGGATACAACAGGTGGCCGGATATCTTACCGAGATGTCTTACTGGCTGAAAGGGATCTCCGAAACTGAGGACTTTCAGAAATTCATAGAGGGCATGAGCGCCGGTATTGATGGAGTAGTCCAGAATTTTTCCCTTTTATTTGAGCGGATCCAACAGCTCCACGATTTCTTTTTATCCACTGAGGAAAAGCAGATAGCAATGGAGGAAAGACAAAAGGCCAGGGCTGAGGCAGAGGCAGCCAGGCAAAAGCAGATCCAGCAGAAAAAAGAGATTGATGATAAGAAAAAAGCAGAGAAAGATAAAAAAGATGAGGAAGAAAGGCTAAAAGCCTATCAAAGCTCTTTTGCTTATATTGAAAATGGTACTAAATCCAGTAATAAAACGGTATTTGAGATCGGTAAAGCTGCCGGCATTGCCAATGCAACTATTGATGCTTATGTAGCTTATAATAAAGCGCTTGCCTCCGCTCCGCCACCGTTTAATTATATCCTGGCCGGCGCTACCCTTGCGGTCGGAGTTGATACAGTTAGCCGGATATCTAATCAGCAAATAGCATTGGCCGATGGTGGCATAATCAATGCAAAGAATGGCGGAGTGACCGCGCAGATAGCCGAGGCAAACGGCAATGAGGCAGTATTACCACTTGATAGCCAGGCAGGGAAATCCGCACTTAGAGAGGCGGTCGGAGGCGGTAATACCGTAGTAGTTAATATTGATGGTAGAGCCTTAGCCAGTCATTTATATACAGTCCAGAAAGATATGATCCGGACAGGGGAGATCCAGCCATGACAATGAGATTTTTTAAAAGAAATATCCTTGATCAAAATACCTCAATGAGCGCAACCTCAGCAAATACTGCTTTAATGACTAATTTATACGATAATGATACTGAGGCTAAATTGCCCTCCATTGGATCAAACGATGCTACTCCGGAGGAATGGGTTTTTGATTTCGGTACATCAAAAATAATTGATGCCATCCAGGTAGCAAACCATAATATAAAATCCGGAAAGATTGAATACTGGAATGGATCTGCCTATGTAGATTTCTCAACCCCGATCGCCTGGAGCGCAAACTCGGCAGCGGACAATTATTTTTCTTTTACTCAGGTTGTAACTACAAAAATAAAGGTAAAGATGGATACCACAATAGTAGTCAATGCCCAGAAATATATCGGGGAGCTTAGATTCTTGCAGTTAATTGGATCCCTGCTCCAGGCTCCAAGTAAATTTGATATAAGCTTTATTGAAAAAACAAAGGATCTAACCCTTGATAACGGCGGATCTCTTTCAGTATTTTTTGGAGAGAGCGCACAAATTAAGATGAGCTTAAATGATGTCAACTCTACCGATGCAGCGCTCTTGCGGACTATCAAAAATTATAGAACTCAATTTTATATCTACCCTAATGGAGGATCCGATACCGTAACCTGGCACGAGGGCTTAAGGGTTAGGGATATGTATTTAGTCAACTGGGTATCTGATTTCATGTTCAAATTGCCATCCGGCCATCTTACTAATTCAATCGTAGGTATGGATATAACTCTTAAAGAGGTTGTATAGTGGTAACGATTGCGGAGTTAATTAAGGATAATAGCCAGAGAGCTATCCGGAGAGTATATATCAAACGGAGATCTTTGGCCGGAGCTTATGAAACTAATTGGTATCAGATTGATAAACTCTATGGCATTGATCAGGTCGTATCTTACGGATCCGCCTCAGCGCAAATAGATTCCGAACAGGGGAGAATAGGATCTTTTACCCTTTCCGGCATTACAATCCAAATGCGCAATGATCTGGGCTTTTTTAATCGTGAGGATGATGAGCGCTCTATCTGGAGCGGATACCTTTGCCGGAAATATACTAAGATCAAGGTTGATTGTGGCTATTATGATGAGGATTTTACCGAGGTTGGAGTAGCAACGGTATTTGAGGGCGTTATTGATGCGATCACTACCGCCGATGATCAGAAAGCCCAGATCAGGGCATTACCTTATACCAGCATCTTGAAAGCCTATGATATCTCAGATCTCGGGTTGACCGGTAAGAAATCCATCAATACTATTGTTGATCTGATAATGAATCAAAGCAAGATAAGCTCATTTATCCCTTATGTGGCCAGCAACGCAGCTAATAATGTAGATATTACCGATACCAGCCTCATAACCGGAGATTATTGGTTGGTATTAACTGATCTTGCCTATAAAAGCGCATCAATTCCCTTCCTCAATGGATCTATCTGGAGCTTTGCAGCTCGGACACCTGGAGCGGTATCAGTCTATGATCTTGAGGGTAGAGGTAACTCGGCTCAAAGCGATCTATTCTCAATAGAAAAATATGAGGATGGCGAGGATAAAGTGAGAGTTAATTGGATCGTAACCGGCACAAATATAACCGCCGTATCAGCGGATCCTATTCTTTTATTAAAATATTTAGGCCAGCCGGAGGAAATAGATCTATCTGACGTGGATCTTACCGCACAAAAGCAAGCTATAGTTAACAGCCTATTGGCTCTCTGGCAATATCCAAAGCGCCGGATAACCGTTAAAACAAGATTCTTTATTAATCAGATCTCCCCGATGGATAAAATATCAATCAGGGTAAAAGGGCAGTACAGCCCTCAAAATACAATGATCTGGGATGCAAATTTATGGGATGATGGCTCAGTATGGGGGCAAAGGCTCGGAGCATTGATCTTATCTGATAAAGTTAATTTTATGGTCACTAAAATAGAGAAAGATATCTCCGGCTGGATCAATACAATAACAGCCGAGGAAATCTTATAGTATAATAAATACAGGGAGCATTTAATGACATTTTACTCAATATTACCAGGGGATCCAGCGGTAGCCTCTTATGCTATGGCAAACTGGAGGCACGTCGGACGGCTTGGAGCGCATTTTTACCCTTATGATACTAATGGAGCGCTCGTAACCGATGGCTCGCTAGATCTTGGAGCATCGGCGGATCCCTGGGGTAATTTATACCTTGCATCTACCAAAAAAATATACATCGGCGGAGTAGAGTTTAAAGGCGGAGGCGGAGGCGGAGCATTATCCTCTTTTGAACTCAAGACCAATATGGAAAAGACCGGCAATGATTATCCAATATCGGATGATAATGGCCTCAATGAAAGCTTTTACTATACGGACAATGTTGTTTTAACCCCTAGAGTAGCTTATGCCTCAGGGACTACCTTAATAGCGGATCTCAATAAAACCGATATTGATCTATGTAACGCCACAACCGGATGGACTGCCGGCAAAACAACCGGTACATCCGCCACAATGAGCCAGGACACTACCAATAAAGTAGAGGGATCCGGCAGTATCAAGTGCGCCGTTGTATCGGTATCAGATCTGGCCTATCTTTATAAGGATCTTACCGCTTTTAGCCTTTTGGAAAATATCATTACCTGCTCAATTTATCTCTATTCAAAACCGGCCGGACTTACCAGCCTTGATATAAAGTTAGGATCTACCGCCGGCGGAGGATCCAACTATAAAACTTTCCGGATCCTTGCAGCCAACTTATCAACCGGATGGAATCATATCTCAGTAGATCCAAATAATGATACAGTACAGGCTACCAATGGAACTTACGTTATCGGCGCTACATCTCATTTTGCGGTATTGGCAAATTTTAATACCTCAACCTCAGTTGATTTTAGCGTAGATTACCTGGTATATTCGCCTAACTGGACTTTGCCTTTGCCTTATAAGGCTTATATTTACGATGCAACTAATCAAGAGATCCTTAAAATATCCGCCGTAGCCGGAGTTGCAAATTATCAGCGAGTAACCTATACGATAACGGCATTATCAAACGCCTATGCGGTAGGCTCTTCATATTGCAAAGACCGGCCTTTAAGTATCTCCGGCAATCAGGGCGCTTTCCCTGCCGGATTATCCGGAGCTGCAGCGCTCTCTCTTTATGATATTACCTGGAAATGGATGAACTCAAACCTATCCGGTAAAACTTTAATGCTCAGTCAAAACTATTGGGACGAGGAATTTAAAGTATCAACCCTCTCCAGTACAACAGTAACCAAATTATCAAGCGCTACCGATAAATCCGGATACTTTAAGAGCGGAGATCTGGTATTCTTATTTTATAAAAAGAAAATTAACGGCCGGAAATGGGGGACTAGATATAACTCAACTCCGGCAAAGAATTTTATTTTACTTACTTTATCGGCTGATGCTACCTATGCCTCAAGCGAGATAACTTTAACCCATAGCTCTATTGTAAACTCCGGAGCGGATACTACGGACTGGTATGCAGTACGCTACTCCGCCGAGATGCTTTATCTGCTTGAGGATTCCGCTGCCAATGGAAATCTTAATACTTTAACCCCTACCAATTTTGCGCTAGGTAAAAATTATTTTTCTTTCTCTGATATATTTTCGGTAACTCCAAATAATTGGGGCGTATTATCAATATTAAATACTAATCCGGCCGGCACTAATCAGATATCCAACGTAACCGGCGGAGTGCTTTACTCAGTAGCCAACTCAACTAATAGCTCCTGGGCATATACTGAGAGCGCATTATATCGCAATTATGAGAACTATCTCCGGAGCAAATTACCGGTAAGGATAACGGTTAAATTTAAACTATATTATAAAAACGATTATGGCAATGACGGGATCCGGCATCAGGTAGTTTACGGATCTAATTTAGCAAACAATGCCGGCGCTTATACCGGATCCAACGCTATCACCGATGGGATCTCGGTAACTATTGCTCAAGGTACTCCGGCCGGCGGAAATTATATCTATATCTATAATAATAATACCCTGGTAGCCACCTTGAGCGCTACCTTAACACAAAGTGTGGATTATTGGCTAAAGATTGAGATCTATCCGGATATCGTTAAAGTTAGATACTGGCTGGCCTCCGGATCTGAGGGCGCTACCTGGGATCTCGTAGGATCTGCAAATTATACCCTGGCCGGAAATTACTTTGCGCTTGTCCATCAATTAGATGCTACCGGATACTATCAATCAGCATCCTTGACCAATGATGATTTATTAGTGCAGTCCATCGGTGGCGGATATTTTGTAAGCGGTACTGTAGATTCTCAATCCGGCAATAAACTTTATACCGGCACTAAGCTAACTCGGAGAGATTCAACAAACCAGGCGCCAGTAGTGTACTCCAGAGATTGCGCTTTGACCTAAGGATGATATGAGCAATATGGATGATAAATTTCAGACGCTTGTAATAGATTCCCTTAACCGGTTGAATCAATCCCAAATTAATCATGGAAAAGAATTGGAACAGTTAAAAAAAATGCAGCCTTGCACTACCGTTACGCCTGAGCCTAAAAAAAAAGCTTTTTCCCTCAGACTGCTAATGAGTGGCTCCAGGCCGTTGCGGTTGGATTCGCAATTCTCGCTATTTTCTACAATTATGATCATAACAATAATACTGCCCTCAGTGATACCTATAATAAAATAAGCTTAATTGAAAATAGGCTTACTTATTTAGAGAAAAGCCAGGAGCGATTGATGAATAAGATCTACAGCGATGGAAAGGTTTATAACTACACTTTGGCCGAGAAAGGGAAATTAGAGGGAGTATCTAATGCTCAATGATAATAAACTTATCGGATGCGATGAAAGGGTAAAGAGCTTAGCCTATTGGCTGGATAATAAGGCCAAATTATTAGGCTATGAGCTTTTTATATCCTCCGGATCCAGATCTCCGGAGCAAAATAGACTGGCCGGCGGAGCGCCGAACTCATTACATCTCAGAGGCTTGGCAATAGATTTCTTTTATACCGATAAGGATATTATATTCTCTCATGTTTCTGAGATCTGGGAATTGGTTAAAGCCCAGGATGGAGTATTCAAGGGATGCAATGTAATGGAAGTATGCCGAGGGCTGATCAATGGGAAATGGATAAATCATATCCATTTAGGCTTTAATCCGGACTATGCGGAGCCGGTAGCCTTTACAGGTGTTTATCAACCGATAGACGGTACTGTATGAATAATTGGAAAATATTATTAGCCTGCCTGGGTGTTTGTTTTATTCTTTATCTTGGAAAGGAAGTATATCATTTATGCAATTTGTGGAAAATATAAAGTTATTGTGCAGCAAGTTATATATTATAGCAGAGATTGCGCTATTATCAATATTTGCTTTTTTCATCGTGATAGGTATAAAATATTTAAAGCGATTCATGGGGGTTAATCATAATCAAGTTGATGATGAACTGGCTCAGATCAAAAAAGATATCAATAATAAAAAAGTATCCGATATTATTGATAGTCTTAATACTTGGCTCTCTTGAGGCAAAAGTTTCTACCTCAAATATAGAGGGCTATTACCTTATATCCTCGGCAAACCTTTATGAGATGGCTCAGGCAAAAGCTGAGCGAGATTTCTATAAAAAACTCTCAGAGCAGAGATATCCTTTTACATTGTCTACTGGCTATGGAACTCTATCCGGAATATATGGGGAGGTTTCCTTTGGTTTCAAATTGTAGCCAGTTAATTGTACCGGCGGATAAGCACGATCTGATAGATATTAATGATAAGCTCTGGAGCGCCATTGTAAAAAAAAGAGATGGCTTTAAATGTTGTCTTTGCGGATCCACTAAAGAGCTTGATGCTCATCATTCATATAAGACAAAAGGCTCCGCTCCATCTTTAAGATGGGATTCAAGAAATGGCATGACCGTTTGCAGATCCTGCCATCAATTAATTCATGGATGCTCTGATACCGATTTTCAGCAAAAAGTATTGGCAGCTATCTACACTTTCATTACTCCGGAGATTGAAGAGGATCTCCAGCTTAAGGCTAATCAGTTTTTCAAGATAAATTATGCGCACCTGGAAGAGATCAACCTGGCGCTCAATAAAGAATTAACCATCCTATCAGAGCAAGATACTGAGCAATTAGAGTTAGCCTTTATATTTGAAAAGTTTTAATATGAATGAGCCACATGTAATAATTGGATATACCAAAGAGCCTTACAGCATAAGGATCTGGGAGTTAATTTATACGCTTGATTTTGGAGATAACCTTTTAATAGCTCAGCATTATAGCTTGAATTAATTATTATTTATGCTAAAATCAATATCCCCTTTAAGCTCCGGTTATGTGGTTATGGAAAATAGGCATGGATTCAATTTTAAAAAGTTGATGAAGTGCCTATCAAATAAACCTGGAGGCCAAATGAAATATCCTAAAAATATAATATGCGGTTTCGTTATCAGTAAGCGGATATTTATTTTAACAAAAGTATATGATATAATCTCATTTCTTAAGGTTTAATATGTTGAGATACCATATTAAGCCGAAAGGCTTATAAGCCCGACCACTTGAAGTATCTCTCAAGTATAGGGCTTTTCTTTTTTACCCTTAAAACAAAATTGAAGAATAATAACGGAAAAGACTTTATCTTTTATCCGTACCTGGCATAGCGAAAATAAACAGGGAGTAGCTATAGAGATATCCAGGGATCTCATCTTTTATCTTATCGCCGGAGTTGTAAGAGCTTTCTCCGCATAAGGGTTGATCAGGCATAATCTTTTGATACGATACCTATATAATTATAGGGAACCGGTAAAAAGTGGCATAGGATAATAGAGGTTTTAGGCACTTAGCTATTTTGAGGTTATACCCTTAAAAAGCTCTTGCTATGTCAATTTATCTGGAGGATGAGATGGTTAGAGTAAGCAAGCTAAAAGATTCCTGGAGAGATATCAAGGAAAAGCCAACGGATCCGCCGGATCCAAGTAATGCTTATAATTATAAAAAGGGATCTCCGCTTAAATTCATTAAACTGGCAAAAGAGGCAGAGGATAAGAATAAGCTTAAATATAATGAACTCTTGAAAGAGAGATCTAAATATCTGGATCTTGTGGATCAATTCAAAGATAAAACCGATGCAAAAGGTATCTATATTTTCAATGATAAAAAGTATTATTTTTCAGCGCTGGAAAGAAAGCTGGAAATAATTAAAATAGATATGGAAAATATTTTAACACTCATTACATCCAGAACTGAGGCCGATGTAGCAAACGGCTTTGAGGTATTAATTGAGCAAAAAATAAGGTGTTGACAGCATTATACAGTGTATGCAATAATACCTATATCACATGAAAGGAGATACAAACATGACAGACCGTATAGTTATCCGAACAAAAGAAGAGCAGGCAAGAATAGACGAGATGGAGGCAATGGGTATTGATACTCATAGCCAGGAATTTCTCGCCGGTTTTAATTATGTCCCAAGAAAAGAGAGGAAATAACATGATCACAAGATTAACGGCAGAGATCCCTCAGTTATCAGATAGAGAGTGCGATTATTTGACCAATGCGGAGAAAGCTCCGATGGAATTTATGACAAAGGTATTTTTATCTCCGGATACGATAGAAAGAACTAAACTGCTAGATATATTTACCGAGGCTGTTATATCCGATGGAGATCAGCCGGAGCTTGCTATCAAAAGGATCATAGACCATCAAAAGGACACGATCTTGCAATTATTAAATGGAGGTTACATATCATGAGCATCATACATGAGAAAATTATTAAAATAATGTCCGAGGTTGAATCAATCGCAAAGGATAGAAAAAACACAACGCAAAATTATGCTTTCAGAGGCGTAGATGATGTTTATCAGACAATGCATGATCTATTGGCAAAGCATGGAGTATTTACCCTCCCTGAGATCCTGGAGGATCGGGTTGAGGATAGAGTATCAGCTAAGGGGAATACCCTTATCTACAGGATACTAAAAATAAAATATACCTTTATGGCTGAGGATGGATCCAACGTATATTGCATCGTTATCGGCGAGGGTATGGATAGCGGAGATAAGGCATCAAATAAAGCAATGTCCGTTGCTCATAAGTATGCAATGCTCCAGGTATTTATGATCCCTACAGCGGATAGTAAAGATCCGGAGGATGAGAATCACGAGATAATGCCGGCTCAGCCTGTAACTTATAACAACCAAAAGCCAACGATCCAGAATCAAGCGATCTCTCCGGCTCAAAAGAAAACTATCCAGCAATGGATAGCCGAGGGAAAAATAAAGATCGGCGATCTGGCTAAAGATTTCGGGATCACATCAGAATCGGAAGTATCAACCCTTACTTATAAGCAGGGTATGGATATCATAATTAAAGTACAAAATGGAGGTTTTTAGCATGAATAGTTTAGTATTATCTGATCTTAATCAAAAGGATATTGATAATAATATATCCGTAAAGCTGGATTATCTGGCAAAGCAATCAGAGCATATCACTATCAGAAATGATGCGGAGCTTATTACCGCCAATGAGATGCTCGGAGAGGTTAAATCCTTTATCAAGAAAGCCGAAACTATCCGAGATACAGAGCGCAAACCATTTGGGGATGAATACGATAGGATATCAAACTACTTTAAAGGCAAGATCCAGTCTGCCGAGATCATAGAGAGCAATCTCAAGGGATCTCTATTGGCCTATGCCAAAGCGGTAGCAGAGATTGAAAGAAAGGCAAAGGCTGAGGAGTTAGCCAGGCTTGAGGCGGAGCGGTTGGCAATAGAATCG